TTCATCTTTAATATAAATTATTTCTCTCTTCTGGTCAGTACAATGTACTGGTCTTTGAGTTATATCGAGTGCCTTCAAGTTCTTAATTATAATATTAGAAATACCAGTAATAAAACCAACATCTCCAACATTTTCAAAATCAGATAATTGTAATTTTATTGAATCCGCAAATTCTGTAATATTCATGGCATTTTTACATGTTTCATTTAAAAAGAAATTCAGATTGAAAGCTTTGTTATGTGAATTTGTATTTGTATTAGATATATTAGTATTATTAGTACCATTTTTAATCACTTCCATCATTAAATTTTGTTGTTCCATCATCATATTTTTAAATTCACTATTTTCTTTTACTATACTTGAGTTTTCTTTAATTAACATCATAATTAAGTCTGTCTGTTTATCTTGATGAGTAAGTTGTACATTTTCTACATCAAATCCTGTTTCACTTATAGACTCTAAACATTTCTTTTTATGTTTCCATAGTCCAACACGTGATTTGTATTCTTTATTACAATTTTGACATAAAAAATCGCTACAATTTATTATTATTTGATGCGCATATGTTTCATGAGTGTTAACTGATGTTAACGTTTTATGTTTAGATGTCATCAAATGTTTTTCAAAATCTTTTTTGTTATTAGTTTTGATATCACAAAATTCGCAAGAAAACTTGGGGATAAATTTGGGGAAAGATGTTAACATTATCCTCTATTTATAGTTAACATTAAAAATCCCTAAATTCTTTTTTATAAAAAATATAAAAATAAAATAAAATTTTATCGTCACAAAACAAAAAATTTTATTTTAGAGACCAGACCTTAAAAATTTTTATGCTGCAAAAATAATTTTTTTCCAACATCAAAACACCTTTTTCGATTTTTGGACATTTTTTTTGTCCATTTTCAAATTTCCAAAAAAGTCTTGGAAAAAATAATTAAAAAACCAGAAATATTATATATTAAAACTACTTAAAGAAAAAAGGAAAAAAGGAAAAAAGTAAAAGAGGAAAAAAAGTAAAATATGTTTATGTCGCGTATAAAAGCCCCGCATTTCCGCCAACAAATATGACCATGTTAGTACGTTCTTCTATTAAATACATGTCAAAATTGTAATCATAAATGCGCCATGTAGGTTTATTAATACCTATTAAATCGCCTGTATTTGGATCACAAATTGTCAATACTTGAGCATATGGATCCATAGGCGGAGAAATAGTTGTAAATTCAAACTGTATATTGGTAAATCTACTCATATTCATAGCTCCTGAAGGTTGAGTTACAAATGGACTCGTATCAAGACAAAAATTGTAACAATATAATCCTTGAGGTGCATTTCCAGCTGTTCTCACATATTTTTCAATATAATTAAAAACCCCCGATGGCAAAGTATTTTCTCTATATTGACCATCTAATAAGATTCCTAATGCCACTAAAATATATTGGATATTTTGAGGATTATACACTCCAGTTATATACAACCCACTAGCAAAACCATCAGGATTTAACCCAGGACCTAAAAATGGTGGGAGAAGTGCTCCTGGATCAGGATTTGGAATATCACCTACAACTGGTGCAGGAATAACATCTTGCGGCATATAATTATAAGGCCAATTCGTATAATTAGACCATTGATTCCTTAAATTGGCATCACTTCTCTGGAAGTAAAACATCCAACTAATAACCATACCAATAGAGTCTAAATCTATCTTATTTTGACCTGTAATATTGTAATATGGTTTCTCATAAACTTGCTTTATTAAATATTTTTGTTCATTTTTGGCAAAGATGGCGGCTTCATCATTAGAGAGAAAACAATAAGTACAATTCATATTTATATTTGCGTTCCATAATGTTCTAGTATCTACATAAGATATCGGACCTAATTGTTCATCTGGTGGCGTTTGTAAAAATCTATACATTTGCATATAAAATTGGTTAAAATTTGGCGCAACTACTGGAAAATTATTCGTATAATCCATAACATCTCGAATTGTAAACCATTGATTTATTGGACGAAATGATACGCTTATTTGAAGCTCATTGTATTGAAGTGCCACTAATGGGAATGCCTGCGATGTTACTAAATTAAACCATGCACCTAAAGGTATATACAGTGTGCGGCCCATTATTGATGGCTGTGCTCCCGCTGGACTTGTTGTATAATAGGCATTTGGATAGGCATTTACACGTGCTCCATAATTGGCTGGATCATTCAGTTGTGCCGTTTGCCCTATCATTTCATTAAACAGCGCCAATTTTTGACCGCTAAAGTCTCTTTGTGCCGACGCCAATATATATTTGCCTGTATATTGCTGTAATTGTTGGTTACCGCAATTAATTGATATTCCGCTAATAATTTGGGCGCCGATATTGTCTATCCATTGAAAGTCATATGGAGCCCAATCTGTGTAAATAGTTGTGCCGTCAGGTTGTTCGACAGCTTGTGGAGGCATAATAGGACTCCAAATATTTGGTAAATCGATCGAAATATAACAGTCCATAAGAAGGTCACTATATCTTTTTATCTTGAATACAAATGTGCTCTCAGTTGTTAAATTTAATGATGGGGTGCCTTCATAATCAATGCGAAATTTTTGTAAACCATAATTAGTATATTTTTTATAAGTTGCCTTCCAAAATGATTTTTGAGGGTTGCCATTTAAAATTACATTTTGTTGTCCTACTGACACAAGTTGCATGAGACCACCAGGCATATTTATTATATATTATGATACTTTTTTAATTCTTTATTCGTTATAATATAATTTTACTATTTCTAATAATTCTATATTTTCTTCCTTTTCTATTCTTTTACACCTTTTAACATTTCAAACGCCGATTTTCTCGGTATAAAAAATAATTAAAAAAATGTAAAATCAATAGGCGTGCTTTCCCTTTTGGGTTGTTTCTTTAACGCCGATTGTCTTACTTAACCCTGTCTTTTTATTATTTCTACAGGTGAAAGACGATGCTTTTGCTTCACATTGAAACTCTACTGGTCTTGTTTGGTTATTTATCCAACATTCAGTAAGGTTCAATATGTTTATAGCAGAATTCTTATCCCTTGTTCTAAATACGACATTTTTGTTTTCGCAACTCACGCAATTAGAACAAGTAAATAATCTGTATATTTCTACTCCTTTTGTATCTTTGTAATGCTTTAATGGATTACGGCATTCACAGCATTTTTGAGATGTATAAAATTCATTAATAGTTATTGTATCATACTTTTTATGAATTAGTTTCCTTAATCCTTTATTCATTGTAGGCATAGTATATTTCATTTGTGAAGACCTACTCCAATTTCCATAACCAATTAGGATATTTTCTCCAAATGTTTCTTTTATTTTATTCAAAAATGTATCAATACTTTTCTTACCATAACTATATTGACGAAATTTCATTTTTCTCCAAACTTCTTTCTTGTAAAAATCAGTTGTTTCTTTATTCAATTTATCTTTTTCTACAAGATACATTTTGAATTTATCATAATTAACTGATTTGCTATTTTGTATTGACAATCTTGTTTCTTTTTCTATAATTGTGTGTTTCTTCTTTTCTTGTAATAATATTCTTTGGTTTCGTTTTCCATAACTTTCTATTTTTCTTTGTGATGCAGTATATTCTAATTTGTTTCCTTTTTTATCCATCATATAAACTAATGAATGCTTACCAGGGTCGCAACCAACTACATTTCTGTCTTTCAATGTATCTAATTGTTCTTTGGATAAATCTTCTATTGTATGAAAATCTTGTTCTTGTAAAACAGGAACTCTTGAACCCCATTTTTTATCTTTCAAATCTTTTCTAATAAATAATAAACAACAGGATATTCCATCTGTTTGAATTTGGTTATGAAATTGATAATGATTGTTCTTGAATATTTTATTTTTCATATCTAAAAAGTTACTCCATATTTCATTTTGATTATCTTTTACATTACTCAATAATTCACCCTTTTTTGTTTTATTTCCATCTTTATCTTTTTCAGGACAAAACAAATTTATAATAGAAGCAGTATCTAAAATAATATGTTTTGGAATGATATTGTTTCGTAATGGTAATGGTTGAAATAATTTACTTTCTTGTTTTTCTAATATAGAGTTCATATACAACATTCCTTTCAAATATTCAAATGGTCTAACCTTAATATCATAGTGAATTGATTTTTTGATTTCAGTAGGAAAAATATTAGGAAGATGTATATTTTTCCAATCGTCAAATATTATATCAGTTTCTTCTAATGACAAACATTTATTTTTGAATTGAAATAATATTGACTTATCTTCTGTTATTTGATTTGTAGTTTTGTTAATAAATCGTAAAAAGTGTTGGATAAAATGTTCTTGAAAATTGTTATGTAAAGAAGTATGTATTTGTGTTGCTAAATAGGGTAATAAAAAGGTTGTGTTTTTCAAATTAGTTTTTTCGTGGTTCAGTAAAGGTTGGTATTCCGTTTTATAGAATTGCTCTAATATTTCCAATAGTTCAGTATCTTTCCCTTTCTTTCCTCTATTATCACGACTTCCTAATGTTTTGATACAATACAAAATAAATGTTTCATCTATGGTAGGTAATGGTTGATTTTTGGTATATTTGTCTAAAACATACAAACGAATAAATTGATATGTATGAATAACCAAATCATTCATTTCAAAAACCAAATGGTTTATTACTGGTTGTGTTGTATAACGATTTAACAAAATCGTTTTTAGTGGAATTTTGAAAGTTTTGTAAGCGGATTTTTCATTATTCCTAAACTCTTTGAAATCCTCCTTTTTCTTTTTCTTAACTTTCATTTTATATACTATAATATTATTTATTTTTAAGTTATTTTAACGCAAAAGATTTAAATATAATTTATTGTTATTTATAAAATGGAAAATAATTCAGACGATAGTGAAACGAAATATTATTGTGAATGCTGTAATTACAAATGTATATATCCTGCACACTGGAAGCAACATTTAGAATGTGAAAAACATAAAAATAATGGAAAAAGAAAAACGAGAAGTGATAAGGTGTTAGAACCCAAATGTAAATTGTGTGATTATACAACAACACGAACAACAAATATGAAACTTCATTATTTGAATAACCACGCAAATAAAGAAGAGAGAAAAAATGAATTTAAATATTATTGTGAGGAATGCGATTTTGGTAATTTTTCAAAAGGACTATTCAAATTACACATGGAAACGAAACACGAAATGCCCACTAATAATCTTTAATAGTCATCAATCCAAAAAGTAATAAGTGAAATACCAAAAGAAAAGTATGAAAATATATTTAAGGGTGCTTATGAAAGACCAGAAAAATATGTTCCAAAGAATAAAACGAGAAAGGTAAAGAAAATATATAAATAATTATTTATAAAATTGTCTATAAATAATCGGCGTTTGAAATGTTAAAAGGTGTAAAAGATTATATTTAAGCAATTTATCCTCACTTTTAAATTAAGGGATAATCTCCTAAATATTATTTCTAAAAACTTTATAAATAATATTAAAATAATATATTAGATTAATGTCAACAACCAATTTTTTAAACAAAATAAATAGTCTAGAAGCATCATTTCAATCGTATCTCATAATGGCACTTATTTTAGTAATATTAATAATTTTTATATGGTATATGATTTATACTTTTGTAAAACTTCAAAGCGCCAATGTCAATCATATGAATAACTTGTACCCTAGTGTAGATGGCAATATAGTGCCCATATCAGCAGACATGACAGGAAAACTATTTGATTATTATATTAAGACGGCATATAATGCGTGTTCAGGCGGTGCTTTTAAAAACGATTTCGTTAATATAGACATATTAAAAGCTGTTTTAAAGCAAGGTGTTCGCTGCGTGGATTTCGAAATTTATTCTATAGATAATAAACCAGTTGTCGCTACCAGTACAGTCGACGATTATTACGTTAAAGAGACATACAATTCAGTTGATTTTGCTAGTGTAATGGAAACAATTAAGAATTATGCCTTTGTTGGAGGAACATGCCCAAATCCGACAGACCCATTAATAATCCATTTAAGAATCAAAAGTACTAACCAAGCAATGTATTCAAATTTAGCAAATATATTTAAATCATACGATTCTATTATGCTTGGCAAAGAGTATAGTTTTGAAAATTCAGGCACAAATTTAGGAGGGCAACCATTATTAACATTCCAAAAAAAAATTATTCTAATAGTAGACCGTATTAATAACGCATTTTTAGAAAACGAGGATTTCCTAGAATATGTTAATTTAACAAGTAATTCAGTATTTATGAGAAGCTACAGTTATTATAATATTAAAAATAATCCAGATACACAGGAACTTGTAGAGTACAATAAAAAAGCACTAACTATAGTATTGCCTGATAATGGACCAAATCCTGTAAATCCAAGCGGAGTTTTATGCCGTACATATGGCTGCCAAATGGTGGCCATGCGATATCAATATGTAGATAATTTTTTAACAGAAAATAATTTGTTTTTTGATAGGGCAACTAGCGCATTTAGTTTGAAACCCGAAGAATTAAGATATACGCCAGTTACAATTCCAAATCCAACTCCGCAAAATCCTGCCTTATCTTATGCGACACGTAAGGTGGCAACAGATTTTTATAGTTTCAAATTTTAGTCAAGACTATAGTCAAGACTATAATTCCCAATTTATATCCGCAATCAAATTTACTTTTTTAGAATCTATCTCAACTCCATTTTGTTCGGTTGTAATTTTTTGTGTAACAGCCCTTCTATGCCATTGAAATTGCCTTATTTCCAAAATAAGCTTTTCTAATGTATAACAAGGACTCCAGTTTATATCACGAGTAATAGTATTACAACATAAACAACAATTTTGTCCCATTAATTCACTAAGATGATTACCAAATTCAACAGATTTAATATTTAAAATGGATAGATATGGTTTTAAATTTACGAAAATCTGGGGTGGTTTAAATGGATATTGATTTCCAATAACAAATTTATATATATTATTATGTTCAGTATCTTCTATAATAATATCTAATAGATTCAAACTAGGATCAAAATTAACTGATATTAAGGAATATATTTTAACAATCTCATTTAATTCATGTGTTATTCGTTTTTTTATGAATGATGGACTCACAAAGTTATTTATAGCGAATAAACTATCAGGAGTTAATACTTCTGTCATGATAAATAGTTATGTTACAATATATTAGCATATATTTAATTCATTTTTATATAATAATAAATCTATTTATTATATAATAATAAATCTATTTATTATATAAGAATATATATTATGCCATCTGAAAAAAAATTATGTAAAGACTTATCATTTGATGATTGTGAATTGGCTATATTACGTATGGCAGTTGATAAGGCTGAAGAAAAAATTGGTAGGCGCATAATAAATTCGGAAGATATAAAAAAAATAATCAAAATAGTAGAGGATTTCATTAAACGCAAAAGTTTAATATGTTATGGCGGAACTGCCATAAATAATATATTGCCAGTTGAAGATCAATTCTATAATAAAGACGCCGAGTTACCAGATTATGATTTTTTTTCTACAAATGCCTTGGAAGATGCCAAAGAACTGGCAGATATTTATTATAAAACTGGATTTGTAGACGTTGAAGCAAAATCAGGACAACATCACGGAACTTTTAAAGTGTATGTAAATTATATACCTATCGCAGATATAACTTTATTACCAAAAGGAATATATGATGCGCTTAAAAAGGATGGACTAAGAGTAGGGGGGATGTTATACACGCCGCCAAATTATTTAAGAATGTCAATGTATTTAGAATTATCGCGTCCAGTTGGGGATACAAGTAGATGGGAAAAAGTTTTAAAACGGTTAACTCTTCTCAATAAACGTTATCCAATAACAGATTTAAATTGTAATGCTGTTGATTTTCAACGAGATATGGAAAATAAAGATAATGCGGAAGAAATTTATGATAATGTAAGAAACACTCTTATAAATCAAGGAACTGTATTCTTTGGAGGATATGCCATTTCTTTATATTCACAATATATGCCTGCCAATTTAAGAAAGCAGTTGGAAAAAGTTGCGGATTTTGATGTATTATCTAATGAACCTGAAACTACTGCCGAAATAGTAAAGGAACGTTTAAAGGATATTGGTATTAATAATGTAAAAATAATAAAAAATCTACCTATTGGAGAAGTAGTACCTGAAAATTATGAAATAAAAATTGGAAAAGATACAATTGCCTTTATATATAAACCAATTGCGTGTCATAGTTATAATGTGCTTATTATCCAGAAACAAAAAGTTAAAATAGCCACAATTGACACTATGTTGAGTTTTTATTTGGCATTTTTATATGCCAATAAAGATTATTATAATAATTTTTTAGATAGAATATTATGTATGTCAAAGTTTCTTTTTGATGTTCAACAAAAAAATAGATTACAACAGAAAGGATTATTAAAACGATTCAGTATAACTTGTTATGGTCACCAAGAGTCTATTGAAGAAATGCGTGCCGAAAAAGCAAAAAAATATAAAGAATTAAATGGTAAAGACGATAAAAAAGGTTTCGAAGAATGGTTTTTAAACTATAAACCTGATTCTAAAAATAAATCAGAGAAATCTGAAAAAAATGATTCATTTGAAGACACTAAAAATTATAAAAAACAAAATAAACAAAATAAACAAAATAAACAAAATAAACAAAATAAAAAGAAAAGAAAATCTAAAACAAAAAAATCAACTCTATTTGCCATGTATGGAGGTAATAAAACTAGGCGACACTAACTTTTATTGCGATGTAAAACAATCATCTAATTTATCTTGAAATGTAACCTTTTTCTCTTTATTTTTGTAAATATACATCAGTAATAACACTATTACCATTAATAAAATGGCAATACCAATGTAAATATATATTGTATAATCAATATCATTTAATCCAATATTTACATCATTTAATCCAAGATTTAGATCATTTAATCCAAGATTTAGATCAGGAATAAAGGTACTTATTGACGGAATAACATCATTTAGATCAGGAACGATACTTAAAGCAAAAGCCATATCAGTAATATCAATTGCGTCCATTATACATTTACAATATTTAAGCTAAATAATTTAAACTCAATTATTTTTTTAAATTATTTTATAAATTTTATAAATTTTATAAATTTTATTATAAACAATACGTCTCCAATAATACAATAAAAATATCATATGAAATTTTAGAAATAATTTTATATATTATGGTATCCTTAAACTCTTCTGGTATTTTATTTGTGATAAATACTAATACAATTGTTATATAAATACATATTTGCTCTAATAATAATTTACCTTTATATGCCCCATGATTTACATAACTCCAATCTCCGACATAACTACACATAGTAGTATTGCTCTGCTTTATAAAAAAACTATGAATATCTAATAAACCAGAAAGAATACGATGATAATTTGATTTTTCATTTTTAATATTTAACAAATTACCTATTTTATCATATCCAAAAAGATCTAAATATAAAATTTTTTTACCAGGTTCTTTATTAAAAATAAATGGATTCATGCCATCAATATATTTATTGTCATATAGAACTTGACCATCTATTAAATAAGGTATATAACAAGATTTTACAATTGTGTTTATTATTTCATCAATATCTTTATATTTAGATTTTACAATTTTAGTACCTTTTTTTATATTATTATAACTAATAACTAATCTTTTATTAACTTTTTTACAAATATCTTGCGGAATATGGTTTAATAAATGAGTTTTCAAATCTTTAACAACTTTTAAATTATATGATTGTCTAAAATCTTTATTTATGATATCATATAATTTTGGCATTAAATCGAGTCCATCAATAAAATATAAAAATGCCACAATAGAACCAATGCTACATCCTGATATGCGATTTATTTTAATATAATTTCGACGTTCCATTTCCTTTAAAAAGTATAAAGCGCCTACTAAATAACTACCATTAAATATACCACCATCTAATACAAGATCTAAATGGATTGGAACCCTTGTATTTTTAATATCATCTGGTAAATTGTCTATTAATTTAATTACATAATCATTTATCATTATATTTATTATATTCTAATATAAATATAATGGCAAAATTACACAAAAAAGTGTCTAGAAAGAGAAAGAGGAACTTGAAAAGTAAAAGTTCTAAGAAATATTTAAGAATGTATGGTGGAACTCGTTATACAGTAGAAATGTCAGAAGTTATGTTAGGAATTCCTGTTACAATAGATGAAGCCGCATATATTATTGGATTAAGTGCTCGTCCTACAGCAGAATCTATTAACGCATATCTAAAAAGAAATGAAACACAATTACGAATAACAGTAATAGGAAATGGTACATATCTATTAGGTTATTATTTAGAACATTTATCAGATATTAGTACTGATGAACGAAATGGAGAAATAGATGTTGGTCTTAAGCCTATACCTGAAGTAATAAATGAATTACAAGAAAAATCATCAAGGTTTAAAACCGATTTATTGCGTTTAAAACCAGATTTAGATAAAGTAACTTTGTCTCAAGTAGAAAGTGACGAAATAGAAAAGTCAATAGCTGAATTAGAACCGTATTTATTTACAGTAACACCTCGTTAAACTTTTTTATTTTGTAGCAATCGCTCCATAAAAGCTTTTTCATTTTTAGTTGATACATATATATTAATTATTTCGGCAGGCGAATAAAAATATTCTTTAACTTTTTTCAACATTTTTGCGTCAATATCGGTTTCAAATAAATGCATATAAATTTCAGAAATAGTATTTAGACTGGCATTTTTTAATTCGTGAGTAATATCAATCCTACCTGGTCTAATTAAAGCTGGATCTAACTTATTATAATGATTTGAAGAAATAATTAAAATTCTACCTGGTGTTTCGCGAATTCCATCCCATAAATTCAAAAAATCATCTAGTGTATATGGTTGTTCATCAGTTGGATTACTGATTAAAACAGGTCCAATTATATCTTTTTTATCGCAAATACTATGTATTACATTTTCTAATGTATTATTTGTATTATTAAATCGTGTATTCTTTTTAATAGATGTCAAATTCTTACTATTTCTATCTAAAATAATATCTCCAATACAATCAATATCTTCAAAAACAATAATTTTCTTTTCAAATGGAATACTACATTTTTCATTTTTATCATTATAAGTGTTTTCAAAAAAGAAACTCTCTAATTGTCCTTTGGTTTTAATAGTTTTCAGAGACATTACGATTATATGACGACCATAAGTATAATTGACTAATGCTTTTATTAATGACGTTTTACCAGTTCCAGGTGGTCCATGTAATCCAATACCTAATGAATAAGGTATGCCTTTTTGAAAATACCAATCACGATTATTTAAAAAAAAATCTATTTTTGACAATAATTCATTTTTTCCATCAAAAAATATATTTTTAAATGATCTTGTACTTTCAAATATATCTTCTCTCCAACAATCAAACATAGATTCATCATCTTTATTTTTGTTAACTTTATCTAAGGAATAAATAAACCGTTTATTTATGCGATTTTCTTTGATAGAAGCTAAATATTTTTCTGTAATATTATCAATATAAATTTTAAGATAATTCAATGAATACACGTACGAATAAATATGAATACTAATTTTATCGGTTTTTGTATTAATTTTTTCCTTATCATCTCTAGATTCTTCTTGTTCTATTTCTGCCTTGACATAAATATTTTCATCTAATACAAAATGCTTATTTTGATAAACCATAAAAATATCTACATTTTTTCTTCTATTATCATCATCATTAGATGATGACTGATAATTGCTATGTGCTTCTTTAATGCGATAAATTGTTTTGTTTTTATCAATACTATTAATAATATAATCCCAAAATGCTTTGAATCGGTCACTATATACGGCAGTAACATTTTGAGCCAAACTATAACTAGATACTATTGCGCTTCGTCTTCCTTCTAAAACAATGGTATTTTTTTTATAAAATAAACATTTGATATCATCGATACAAAATTTAAATAAATATTTTTCTACATGATTTTCTGTTATATAATTTAATATATATCCGCATATGCTTATCATTATTGTTGACATAATTGCGTCATATACAGGATTTCCTGTTTTAAAATAATTAAATATTGTCATTCTTGTTACATTAGTATAATTAGATTGTATTAAATTTAGAATCCCAGACATTTTTAAACGTTATTTAACTTTATTATATAATGTTTAAATTATTTACAAAAATATTTACACCACCGAACATTCAAAACGGAACAAAATGTCCCAATAAATATTTATGATAAATTACATAAAAAATATTTACCATAATATACTATACTATGAATGTTGATGAAATTATAAATAAAAATAAATTATTAGAAGAGGAACTACAAAAAACAAAAGATGAATTAATTAAGACCAAAGAACATCTTAAGAAATATACATCCCCTGTAAAAAATAAAATATATTATGAAAATAATAAGGAGGCGCATATTCAAAGAGTTAAGGAATACAAAGAAAAAACAAACTATGTTTATGTTCCATCGCAAGAACAAAAAAAAGAATGGGCAAGAACCGCATATTTGAATAAAAAAGCAAAATTAAAGAACTTGGAAAATATAGAAGCAAATGGAATTGTTTAGGAATAATTATATATTTTAATTTAGTTAAACTATATAGAATTATTATCTTTAGGTATAATATAGAATGGAAGAAAAAGTAAAACCACCTGAGTTTTTCAAATCCATCAAAACCTCGCTGAAGAGCATACTAAAACACCATGAAATAAACACAACCAAAATAAATGATGTTGTTGTCAAGGCACATAAAATTGTTATTCATACTTTACAATTTCTAAAATTATATTTGCTTCATCATTATGATGAAAATCATCAAACTTTACCTATTATTGATAAGAAGTTGATAAATACTGTTATGAAAGTTATGTGTGGCGAAAAAGAAACAAAGAAAGGAAGACCACCTAACAAAGATACTATTGAATTGAAAGATAAACTTACTTTGTTCTATAATGAACATTACAAACCATATACGCAATATGATAAGTTGGATTATACTTACATGAGCAATGTATTAGCATACCTAACCGAAGATATTATTACTATGTATGAAAATAACATACAAATCCACTATGTGGATTATGTAGAACGCTTTGTAAATGTTGTTTGGAAAAAGAAAATGATTACCGAGAAGATAAGAAAATTATGTAAAACGAAAGCAGAACGAGAAACCAGAATAAGAAGTCTTTGTAGCGAATTAAG